CTGGATTTGCTACGGCTGCAAACGCATCTGTTGCGTCTACTTACGCTGGAACTGGGCAGTCTATTTACATCTGGGGCGCTCAACTAGAAGCCGGAGCCTTCGCCACCAGCTACATTCCCACAGTGGCATCACAGGTCACACGCTCGGCAGATATTGCTGTGATGACGGGAACAAATTTCAGCACTTGGTACAACGCCACTGAAGGTACTTTGTTTGGTCAAGCTGATTGGCTTGGGCTTTCAAACAACGATTACTTTTTTGCCATCAACAACGGAACTACTTCCAATCTTATTGCAATTGGTGTTTCTGGAGCGCCAGCAACAAGATTTATTGTGATTGATGGCGGAGTGACCCAAGCATCAGTTAGTGGCCCAACACCCGTGGCAAACGTTGCTTTTAAAATTGCTGGAGCCTACCAAGCCAATAGCTTTGCAGCAGCGACAAACGGCACACTTGGAACAGTTGATACATCAGGGACTGTTCCATCAGTAAATCAGGTTTCTTTGACTTCATCTTTTGGGAGTGCAAACCAGTTTAACGGCCACATCCGTCAAATCGTCTACTACCCCCGTCGCTTGGCAAACGCTGAATTGCAAGGGATCACAGCATGACTGATCTATACCTAAAATTCACAAGCGAAGTCCAAGCCACTACTGCGCTGGAAGGATACGAGGGAAGCATTGACACCATTGGCGTCATCTACGAACGCACAGGCGGCACAGACGAGGAACCTGTGATGACTGCGCTGCCCGGCTGGCATGTCAATGTCCGTGGGCCTCAGAGTGATAAACTGACTCCGTTTGCGGTTCAAGTAAGTAGCCCGCATCGCGTGTGGGCGTGAGGAAAAAATGCCTAAATCTTCAGCCTGGACTCGCAAGGAAGGCAAAAACCCTGCTGGGGGGCTTAACGCCAAGGGTAGAAAGTCCTATAATGAATCTACAGGCGGGAACCTCAAACCTCCCGTCAAATCAGGTGACAACCCGCGAAGGGCCTCCTTCCTAGCGCGTATGGGCAATATGCCCGGGCCTGAGTACAAGAATGGCGAACCCACTCGTCTTCTTTTGTCCCTCCGAGCCTGGGGCGCATCGTCCAAAGCAGATGCAAGGTCGAAAGCTAAGGCGATCTCAGCGAGGAACAAGAAGTGAGGCCAGTTTCCGTCGGTGTAAATCCAACAGCGGCAACGCTAACAACCGTTTATACGGTTCCGACGGGTTACTACGCCAAGTTCACGGTGATGTACATCCACAATACTGGTGGATCAACAAAGCACATCACGGTGCAGTGGATTGACTCCAGCGCAAGTGCAACTTACGACATTCTGACAGATTACACCTTATCAGCTAAGAACTACTTGCAGTTCGATGGCAATGCGTACATTGTGTTGGAAGAAGGTGATTCGATCAAGATTACGACTGAATCTGGCAGTTCGTTTAGCTTCATCGCCACCTTTGAAGAAACAGGATTGACACGGCAATGACCTACCTAGAACTCATCAATGATGTGCTGATTAGGCTGCGGGAGACTACCGTATCTACCAGCACGGAAACGACCTACTCCACTCTGGTTGGCAAGTTTGTCAATGATGCAAAGCGCCAGATCGAGGATTCCTACGCCTGGAACGTGTTGGGTCAGACTCTTACTTTCAACACTGTTGCTGGCACCTACATCTACTCCATGACCGGCGCTGGTCAGAAGTTCCAGGTGATAGATGGCATCAACGTAACGTCTAACGTTGGCTTGCGGAACCTGAGTTTTGTAGAGATGAATCGTCTACAGAACTTTTCTACGCCTATCACTGGTATCCCAGAGGCATATGCGTTTGATGGGGTTGACGGAAATGGAGACACCAAGGTGGTTCTCTACGCTCGTCCAGACAACGTCTATACGATGCAGTTCAGCCTCACAGTGCCTCAGGCTACGCTGTCGTCGGACAGTACATCTGTACTGGTTCCAGACGTTCTGGTGGTACAGAATGCCTATGCTCGTGCCCTGGTGGAGCGCGGGGAAGATGGTGGGTTAGCTTCATCTGAGGCTTACCAGCTTTATAGAGCCATGCTAGCAGATTACATCGCTCTTGAAAGCACTCGGTACCCTGAGAACCAAGAATTTGTTGCGATATGAGTGAGCCGCTTCAGATTGCCAGCATCTCAGCCCCAGGCTTCTTCGGGTTGAACACGCAAGACTCGCCTCTTGATCTGGCGGCTGGCTTTGCTCTTGTTGCGACGAACTGCATCATCGACCAGTATGGCCGTATCGGCTCTCGCAAGGGCTGGTCTAAGGTCAATAGCTCTTCTGGCAATCTTGGGGCTAATCCTGTTGGCGTGATCCATGAGCTTGTGCAGTCTGACGGCACTCTGACTGTATTGTTCGCAGGCAATAACAAGCTGTTCAAGCTCGATGGCTCTAACGCTGTCGTGGAATTGACCTACGGGGGGGGTGGGACGGCTCCTACGATCACTGCTAGCAATTGGTCTTGCTCCTCTCTCAATGGGATCACCTATTTCTTCCAAACGGGCCATGATCCGCTAATCTATGACCCCGCTGTTAGCACTACGACCTATCGTCGTGTGAGCGAGAAAACAGGCTATGTTTCTACGGTTCCAAGCGCCAACATCGCTTTGTCGGCTTTTGGTAGGCTGTGGGTAGCCAATACGTCTACCGTCAAGAACACGGTCTACTTCTCTGATCTGCTGGCAGGTCATGTGTGGTCTACCGGCACTGCTGGCTCTCTCAATGTGGACAGGATCTGGCCAAACGGCCCTGATGAGATCCAAGGACTCGCTGCCCACAACGGCTTCCTGATCATCTTCGGCAAGCGGCAGATTCTGGTCTATCAAGATGCCACTACGCCATCTACGATGCAGCTTAGTGACACTGTTGGCGGTATCGGATGTATCGCACGGGATACGATCCAGACAACCGGCAAAGATGTGCTGTTCTTGTCCAACTCTGGTGTCAGGTCGTTTGCCAGGACTATCATCGAGAAGTCTGCTCCGCTTGGAGATCTGTCCAAGAACGTGCGCAATGACATCATGGACATTGTTGCTGGCGAAACGCTTGCCAACATCAAGTCTGTGTACTCTGAGAAAGAGGCCTTCTACTTGATTACGCTGCCTTCGGTCAAAGAGGTCTATTGCTTTGACACCAGGGGACAGCTACAAGACGGTTCGTTCAGGGTCACGGTTTGGGACTCGATAGAGCCAACTGCTCTGTTGTCTCGCAGGAATGGCGATGTCCTTATCGGCAAAACTGGGTACATCGGTAAGTACGGGACATTCCAAGATGATGGTGTGGCGTACAGGATGTTGTACTACACCAACCATGCCGATCTTGGAAACCAGAACGTCACATCTATCCTTAAGAGGCTAAAGGCTACTGTCATCGGTGGCACGAATCAGACGGTCACGATGAAGTGGGGATTTGATCTGTTGACCAACTATCAGTCATCCAATGCCGTCATTCCGACTCAAGGAATTTCTGAGTATGGCATTGCTGAGTACGGTGCTAACGGTGTGCCTGTTGCCTACTACTCCGAGGGCGTATTGATGCAGATCTTGTCTGTGCCTGCAACTGGCAGCGGAAAGATTGTGCAAACTGGTTACGAGTCAGATATCAACGGAGCATCGCTGTCGATTCAGCGCATTGAAATCCAATACAAGGATGGGAAGCTGTCCTAATAAACGGAAACGGAGATTGCTGTGTCAAACTACACCAAGAGTACCAACTTTGCTACCAAAGATGCGCTGTCATCTGGCAATCCGCTGAAGATTGTCAAGGGCACTGAGATTGACACTGAGTTCAACAACATTGCCACGGCTATCTCTACAAAGGCTGATCTTGCATCGCCTACGTTGACTGGTACTCCAGCAGCGCCAACAGCTTCTTTGGGTACTAGCACAACGCAGATAGCAACTACTGCATTTGTACAGGCGGCGCTTCAAATTCTGCATCCGGTTGGTTCAATCTACATCAATTCATCCAACTCCACTAACCCTGGTACCCTGCTTGGATTTGGCACTTGGTCAGCATTTGGTGCTGGTCGAGTTCCAGTTGGCTTTGATTCTGGCAATGCGTTGTTTGATACTGCTGAAGAAACTGGCGGTAGTGCTGATGCCATTGTTGTCAGTCACACACACACCGCAACATCTACTGTTACAGACCCAGGTCACACTCACTCTCCAGGCAGCATTTCTACAAGCAACATTAACGCTGGTACCAGCAATGGTGGATCTGTTCAGTCTCCTGGGCCAATCCCGAGTGCTACTACTGGAATTAGTGTGGCCACTACCGTTGCCTCAACTGGCTCCTCTGGAACCAATGCGAACTATCAGCCGTACATTACTGTATACATGTGGAAAAGGACTTCGTGATTACACATCACTTCAGTGACGGCCTGTATGCAAAAGAAGCAAGATTCCCTGCTGGATCTGTCATCCTCAAGCATACACATGAGTTCAGCCATCTATCGATCTTGGCTCATGGGAAAGTTGCAGTGATGATGGGCGATGATGTGAAGATTGTGAGCGCACCTGCTTGCATTGAGATCAAGGCTGGTCTTACGCATGGCGTAAAAGCGATTGAAGATTGTGTTTGGTTCTGTATCCACGCAACTGACGAGAAAGATGCGTCAAAAGTGGATGATGTTTTGATTGGAGTTTGATATGCCTATAGCAGCAGCAGCAATTGGCTTGGGTGGGAGTCTTCTAAGCTCACGATCTGCTAGAAATGCAGCGCAAACAGCCGCCAATGCAACAATTGAAGCGGCTCGTATAGGAGCAGAGGAAGCTCGATTCCGACCAGTAGGTATCACTACTCGGTTCGGCCAATCCATGTTCCAGACTGGTCCAGATGGCCGAGTAACGGGTGCTAGCTACGAGTTGGCTCCAGCGCTTCGTGCTTACCAAGACCGTCTGATGGGCTTGACTGGCATGGGATTGACCCAGGCCGAGGCTGCACCTGGGATGTATCAGCCTCTGTTTGGCGCTGGCCAGGGCTTGTTTGGTCTTGGTCAACAGTATCTAGCGCAATCTCCTGAGCAGGCTGCACAGCAGTACATGCTGCGCCAGCAAGACCTCTTGGCTCCTAGTCGTGAGAGGCAGTTTGCACAACTTCAGAATCGCCTGTTCCAAACTGGCCGTGAGGGTCTTTCTCTTGGCGCTACTGGTACCCGTCCTAGTGGAGCGGTTGGACTTCGTGCGACTACTCCTGAGACGGAGGCTTATTACAACGCCATAGCTCAACAAGATGCTGAGTTGGCTACTCGTGCTGCAGAAGAGGGTCGTCGTCAGGTTGCGTTTGGTGCTGGATTGTTTGGTACTGGCGCAGATTTGATGGGTAAAGGCTATACGGGTCAGGTTGCAGCACTGTCCCCATATGAGGCATATCTTACTGGCGCTCAGAATCTTGAAGCGCTTGGACAACAGCCTTTGAACATTGGCATCAACATTGGTGCTAAAGGTCAAAGCCCAGCAGCAGCAGATATTCTTTACAGAGGTGGTACTGGTGCCGCTCAAACAATGCTGGCTGCTAATGCTTATAACCCATTTGCAGATCTGTTGATCCAAGGCTCTCAGACTCCTGGATTTACACGAGGCATATCTAACTTTTTTAGCAATAGACCTTCGATGAATGCCTTAGATACTTCAGCATATGGTTTTGGCTTGCCAGGATTTGAAGCCGCTCAAGCTGACATCTATGGACGTTAAGGAGTAAAAAATGGCAACTGACATCGTGCCTTCCCTCTTTGGTATCACGCCAGAGTCATATCAACTCGCACAGCAGCAAGCCGCATCAGATAGGGCACTTGCTTTTGCAAAACTAGATCCATTCCAAAGGGCATCCTATGGCATGGGCATTACTGCGTATCAACTAGGTCGTGCCTTGGGAGGTGAAGATCCGCAACTGCGTATGATCAGCAATCGCAATGCTATTGCGCGTCAGATTGATCCTACAGATCTTCAATCCATGATGCGTGGTATCCAGGCTCTGCAACAGGCTGGTGATTCTATTGGTGCTATGCAACTGGCTCAGGTGTACCAACAGCGCATGAAGGTTCTTTCTGATATTGCTCAAAATCAGGCAGCGGCTGAGTCTTCTAGAGCAAGTACTGGTAAAACACAGGCTGAAACGGAGGTCTTGAGGCGTAAAGAAGCAGAGTTAATTGAAGCTACTAAGGCATACCGAGGTGAGGGTAAATCAGCACAACCGGCTCAAGCACAGACTGCTGCACCAGTAGAAGCAGCAATGCCTCCATCGGCTGCCGCTGTGCAAGCACAGACTGCGACTCCAGCAGTACCAAGGTCTGGCATGGCGCAGGAAATTTTCAATGAATACGGCGAGGAAGCGGCTAAATTCTTTGAAGCCAATGGCTACCTGCCAGCCGGAATGTTCCCACGGCTTGCTGACCAACAACAGACTAGAGGCATAAGCAGAGAAGACTACGCTACGTCTCGCAATCAATTCCGCGAAATGTTGAGGGCGCAAGGCGTTAACGTAGACGCTCCTGAGTTCAACATCCAGCCGCCAGCTCAAAGTGACATGGCCGGTCAGTTTCGCAGAGACATGGAGGCTCTTGGCA